TCAGAACCTATCACAAAACCTGTTCAATCAGAACGACGTGAAATGGATGATGAAATTCCTTTTTAATGAAACTGTTTTTAGCCATCATAATATCTGCAACACTGTCGTATATGTCATGCAAAACGTATGAGATATATGGCAGTAGTTGTACTGCGTGTTGTAGATATGTGATTTTTTGTACCATAACTTGTATGTGAGGAATGATATGAAATATCTGATTGCCCTTTGGTTAGCAGCAACCGCGACATTGTCTTATGCAGCTTGTACTTATAACACTTATTGCGATCAAGGTAGATGCATTTACTGCACTACCTGTTGCTATGGGAACAATTGCAATACAAGCTGCAATTAAGTTTAACGGGCGAAAGCGGATGCTGTCGTGCCACTCGCCGCCTGAAAAGGTCGCCGGTATTGCAGACAGAAGCAGCGAGTAGCCCACCTTTCAATGTGAGGAATTATGATTACCGATGAGCAAGTAGATGACGCATTAGAATATCTAAGAACTAATGCAAAAAAAGCAGCCCTAGCAAGAGCGCATAAAGTTTACATGGAAGAATTTCGCAAGACCGTCAAAGCACAACAGATGGCGATGCATAAAAACATTCCAATCACTGCACAAGAGCGAGAAGCCTATCGCTCCCCTGATTACATCATGCACCTTCAGGCTATTAAAGAGGCCGTTTATCAAGACGAATTTAATAGATGGGGTATGGTGGCAGCGACCAGCACGATAGAAGCATGGCGCACCCAGAATGCTAACCGCAGAGGCGAAGGAAAAATAGGATGAATAAAACTTTTAAAGAGCGCAAAAATGAATGGGCAGACTTTCACCGAGAAAACCCTTTAATATGGGAATACTTTCAAAAGTTTTCTTTTGAGGTTATCGCAAAACGGCGCAACAAAATAAGTCACTGGCTAATCATTAACCGCATCAGATGGGAAGTGTATGTTGTGACTACCGGCGAAGACTTTAAAATAAGCAATAATTACATCGCGTTTTACGCTAGGCTCTGGCAAGAAACATATCCGCAGCATAAAGAACTATTTAATACAAAACCAATGATAGGGGAACATGATGGATTATAGAGAACAATACTTTAAATTAATTAATGAAGCGCCGTTTGACCTTGGCGTAAAAGAATTGCTGATGCAAACTTATTGTGTCGGATATAGCGAAGGTAAAGCCGCCGCTTTTAAAGAAGCGCTTGAACTAGTTTCTTACTCAAAACCAAATGGAAAAATTAATTCTTGAACCAGCAGTAGAAAGTCCAGCAGGAACTAGATATTGTAGCAATTGCACAATGACAAAAAATTCTGTAGGTGGATTCTGGAAACTTTATGCAAACAAAAAAAATCGACGTTGGGTTTGCAAAAGTTGTGCTGAACGTCAATTTAAATAAGGATGGGATATGAAAGCAGAGACAGTTGTTATGTGTTTTTATTTTTTTATATCTATAGCTTGTATTTGCTTTCTGGCTTTCTACGCTAAGAAACCACCACCAATACATTGCAATGTGGCAGAGATCAGTCCTGATTTTTCAGCAGAAGACAAAGAGTATTGCCGACAACTAAAGCATCGGCAATCATCCTTAAAACATTATCTCTAAGGTTGCAGGTAAAACGCTCGCTCATCATTGCGACGTTTTACCAATCCTTTTAATACCTTGCCGCCAGCTTTAACGTACTTCAAAAATTCGTTAGATGCGCCTTCATAATCACCCCGGTTATGTTTCATGCGAAGCGTTGATCGTTGCAGTGTTCCGTTTCCTAGATTGAAAGCAAAAGATACAAGCGCATCCATGCGACCTTGATTAAGATTGCTAGGACAATAAACGGATACGCCTTTGACAAACCGTTTAAGATCATAAACAAGTAGCGCATCAACTTCCTCTTTTGTCCATATTCTATTGTCTTCTGGTCGCAACTGAAACGCCATGCGCTGATCCATCGGTAGCTTGCCCTGCTCTGGATACAGCACATGACCCACGCCTACAGTCCATAGCAATGCCGGGCAACGATAGGGTTTATATCGCACACCTTCATGATGCTTCAGCAGCTCGCGCATTTTTGGGCTAATCATTTTCCGAATGCCCTGCCGCCAAAGTGAAACGCTATGATGGCAGCAAACAATGCTTGCGTTTCATCATCCCAAAGTTGTGCAGCCATATCGGTAAAACTTACGCCAGCCTCAAATCCTTTGTATGCAAGCGTTGCGTCAATCGCGCACAGCAGGAAAAAAAATCCATAGGTAATAACCGGGCGAACGCTTGCCCGAAGATTGATCATCCACTGACTTGCGCCTTTTCCGATGGCAACGTCATGAGCATAAATTGCCGCCATTTCTGCCTGTTGCGCCTGAATCAATGCTTGCTGTGTAGCTGCCGCCGATTCAGTCTTAATTTCATCTAGTTTAATTTCCTCGATGCGCTCTTGCGCTTTATATCCACGCTCAAGCATTTGCAGTTCACGTTCAGTCTGCAACTGGGCAAGTTTTAATTCATGCGATTTGTCTGATTTGTCCTGAAAAAAATCCAGAATTTTTGGCAAGCCGCCCATCAAAAATGACAGGAATGTCGAAAGCATTGTCAGCATTATTTAACCCCCTTGTTGAAACATCCACCAAATGCCGTAAGCGGTTGCAATACTTGCCGCAACACCAAACAACACACCAATCACAACCTGTACGTTATCCCAAAATTTTTCTTTTTCTCTGCGCTTTTTCATTGCAGCGACTTTTTCAGCAAGACGCTTTTCTGTTTCTGCTTTACGCTTTGCCTCTGCCTTTTCTTGCCGATCTGATTGCAGTTTGTTTAATCGTCTGTTGAAGTCATCCCACAAACCAGCTTCGGAAAAATTGTATATAAGCCATTGTTTTATATTCTCATAAAACATTTTTTGCTCACGATCAATCGCCATCATTTCTAGGACATACTCAGCATCGGAAATATATTCTGGTGGTTTTACTCCTGTTTCCTCAACCGTTGCATCCTGCTTTTGCTGCGCCTCAACCAACTCGATGCGCTTTTCTTCGTATTTACTGGAATGGGAAAAGAATTTAGAGAATGATGGCATGGCATCCATAAGTGATGCGCCAGCACCGATCATTTCTTCAAGTTCATGAAATGTTTCTTTGGCTAGACTAGCCGTTTCTTTGACACCAGTAAGTGCAAGTTTAACGCCTTGCGCCACCATAATTGCTGTGGAAATTGGTTCCATAATGCACCATAAGATTTAAATTTTTATTTTGTCTTATGGTGTATTTTTTATTCTTCCTTATTTGCTTTCATTGATTGTTTAGCAATTTTTAAATGTTGGTGTTTGTACCATGTGCCAATAATTAAAGCGATAATACCAATAGCCAAACCACCCAATGCGGCAAATTCATTTGCATTTAGGCCAAAAATTACCGCAGTTGCGCTGCCGCCATAAGTTGCAGTATTTGCTGTTTTGATGACAATGTTTTCATTCATTTTATTTCTTTATTTAAAGAATTTGCCCACCATCCAACAAACAACCGAATACCTTGTGCCACTGATTATATCCTCGACACCATGCGGCATGAATGAAGGAAATACAATAACCGTTCCTTTTTCTTGTGGCGGATAGTATCTTTCATTTCCAGTTTGCAAGTAAAACCTGCCGCCCTCAAAATCATCATTCAAAAATGCAAGAACCGTAAGTTTGCGGCACTCGCCATCTGGATTCATGAATGTGTCAATGTGCGTTGTATAGCGACCACCAGCCGGGTATTTTAAAAACTCAGCTTGATTGGCATGAGTAATATCAAACTTCCATGCTTGATTGTTTGCAGCCAATCCTGCCGCTGCCAACCTGCCGCCAATGTCTTTATAGATTGGCAAAATAACGCGCTCAACATTGCGTATCTCAATATCAATCTCGCCGTTGCCAATAACAGGAGGCAATTTTTCTGTTGGATCATAAGCCGCTATAATTTTGTCGCAAGCATCAATCGTCAGAATGTCCGTATAAACCCATTGCTGAAACTCTGTTAGTTGTTTTTTTGGAAGATTTAATTTATTGCGCTTGTCGTATTTCCAATCCGCATATTTTCCATTGGCATCTACATAGTGCAAAAATACCTGCGCTTGCCATTTGCCCTCAGTGTATTTTTCGCGCCAATGATTCCTTGTCATGCCCTTGTATAGCACCGCATCGCCGACCTGCATTTTTATTTCATTAGCAACCGACTTATCAGCATTGCCCATATATATCGGCCACACATTTCCATCAAACCCAAGAGTAATTGTTGCGCTTATCTCGCATGATTCTCTGTCAGTATGATTAACTAACTCATCACCGGGCGCATACAGTCGCGCATAAGAATATGTTGGATATAACTTTTTACCAGACGCTGTTTCAAAATGCGGCAGTAAATCCACCAGTAATTTATCAAAGACCATTGCGCCATGTACTGCTTGCGACAATGGACATTGATCATCTTGCATTGTTTGTTTTTGTGCGACCAGTTTTTTTAATTCAGCAGTCAATTCATTGCATGAATCAATATGCAAAAAGTCTTGCAAATGCACATATTGATTAACCTCAAACGCTGTTATTTTGTCGCACATAATATTGTCCTATTGTGTAATTTCTTCAATAATTTCTGGTGGTTGTGGCAATGGCAAAACTTGTTGTTCTATGTAATACCATTGATCTGCAACGCAATTATCCGGGCATCCAATCCAAAATAAAGGCTGCGCTACTTCAAAACCCAATTCATCAACTTGAGCAACCCGGCAACCAACATTACCATTAATG